CTTCTCTTTTGGTCTGTATTACTTGATCTGGTTGCGGATTTGGTTTTGTAACAATAATTTTTGCTGCGGATTCCGATAAATTTCCAGTATCGTCCAAAAATTTTACACTGTAAGTTCCTGTAAGTGCTGGAACAAGCGTTTCGCTGACATTTCCTGGCAATCTTGGAATTATCTCTACTGAATTTTGGAATGTAGCATTCGCAGAAGTATCAGAAGTATGTCTAACAACAACATTTCCACCATGAGTCACATCAATGTCCGTTGCAGGATCAAAACGTAATCTTATAAAATTCTCTGAAACAGGTTCACTTGTTAATCCTGTTGGATTTTCGGGAGGAGCCGTTTTACCAACAGCAATAAAAGTTAAATCATTAGACGTGGCAGAAAGTTGACCTTGAATATTATAGCTAAAAATTTGTATCTCGTATGTGCCGAGTTGACTATTTATTATTTCAAAATCTGGCCTTGAAACTCTTTCAGAAACATAATTTCCGTTGTTATAGCGATAATTTACTTGATATTCAACGACACCTACTATTGGTCTCCAACTAATAATAATTTTTGAAACAGCTTGATTGTTTATTGCAACAATAGTTTCGAAGGCTGAAAGGTTAGATGGTGGTGGTGGAAGTTCATCTAGAATACTAATAGTTGCTGCAGGTAAAGCAGTGCCATCTTCAATAAAATCATACTTAGCAGGAACATAAGAAAGTGCTGTGATTGTAAAATTAATACCATCTTGCTCTTCAATACTTATTACTCTAAATTTTTGTGCTTCTACTGTTGTATTTGATAAAAGCCAAGCAGTATTAACATTTGGTGTCTGAGAGAAAGCGGAACTTACAGTAACAACGCCAGCAGAACTAATACTCGAAACATCTCTAGTCTCAGCAGTTCCATCCGGTAAAACAACAGTAAATTTCGGAGAATTTGTTGTTGCTAAATCAGAAGCACTAGCATCATCAATAGTCATAACTGTTGTTGAAGCAACAGCAGACAATCTCCCACCTCTTCTTACACCCGATCTCACTGGATCGTTTATATCAATAATTGAACCAGGTCTTACAACTGCGCCAGCATCTATAGAAGTTGTAAAACTTACTATTTCTGATTCATTTTGTTCTGCAAATAATATTGCTCTACCCAACCTTGCAGCTTGTCCTCTTGATGTACAAGCAAAAGCTTTTACTTGTTTTGTTATAATTCCAAACTTACTCTGTGCAGTACTATCTTCTACAACTTCAAAGTCAACTTCTTGGGTGTCCATATTGAAATATGAAACAGCAACAGCAGTATGTCTTTGTTTTAAACTACTACCAGAATATGAAAAACCTTCAGAAGTAATATTACTTAAATTAAAAAGATAGCTTGCATCTTTTGGAGAATCTTGGGTAATAGTTATTGAACCAGCAGTAAAAATTGGCATACATCTCATAACACCAGCTAATTCATTTATAAGATCAAATGCTTGAGCAGATGATTGAATATTTACGTTGCAACTAAATCTTGCTTCTTGTTCACCAAACCCATTATCTACAAGAGTATTTGCATATTTGCTTGCAGTAACAAAAGAAAATAAATCAAGATTGCTATCTGTTATGTGATCGCCAAAACCATATCTTGTGTTTGTTAAAACGTCTAATAAAATCATTGCTGGACAGGAAGTCCATACCGCAGCACCCATTACTCCATTAAAAATATACCCATCAGGATAAATAATACGTCCAGTTGCAAGATCAACAGTTGGAGTTCCAGAGCTAGATGCTCCTGCTCCAGGTATCCTTACTTTTATTCCACGAATCCTATATTTTCTTGATGGTATTGAACTAAACTGTTGTGAATCTAATCTTAATGAGGTATAAGCAGAGTTAGCATAAGTAGAAGCATCATCAATTATTTCTGTTAAACTTGTCCATTGAAAAGCATTTATTGTACTGCTAGTTGTGCTATCCGCAGTAATTCTTGAAACCCTTATATCAACAGGGAATGAACCATTTATCTTTACTGAAAAATCCTTTTGATATGCGTCAGCAGTTCTTCCAGTAACGGTATCAGTATGGACAACTGTATAACCACCAGAATTATACTGAACAGAAATTGTAAATTCAACAGTATCACCTAGCAAATCTCCTGTGTCTGTTGCTACTTGTATCTGTGGAAATGTAATTGTTAGTCTTACCCGATCAACATCTGTGTTTGTAATTTGTCTTGTTACTGGTGTAGTTTGTTTCACTTCAACACCTACAGGTGTTACTGAAGCAGAACTTTCAATCCCATCAATTTTTGTTTGATCTGCTGTGCCGAATCTTGCATTAAAAGTAACATTTTGAAAATTAAAATCAACGTCTGCTGGATTAGATGATGTTGCTGTTGCTTTTAATATTGGAGTATTATTTAAAAATACATCTTTAAAAAACGCATTTTTATACGCTATAGAATTTTTGTCTGTAATACCTTCCTTTGACGCAGATGCACTTCCTTCTATTTCACCTTCAGAAATTAAATCTAAAAATGTTGCGAACTGCTTACTGTGTAAGGTATCAGGTGTTCTTGTAGGAGGGGGAGGTGAAGAATTGCCACCTTTTCCAGCACCACGAATGATTTTCCTTTTATCGGTCATACTTGGACTTGCTCCGTATCAACGGCTCCAGAGATTACCACTGAACCAGTAAAAATTTCGCCATATACTAATGGAACTGGAATACCAGCACGACTTGTTTGTTGTATCCCACCAAAGCTAAAAGACAATCTTGGATCTTGCTCAGAACTAAATTGAGGCATCTTTGGTAAGGGAAATAACATTTCACTTACACCGCTCAAAGCCAATGAAGCACCTATACCAAAAACTGCTTGTGCACCAAAGGTTGTAGCCGCACCACCCATAACAGTAGTACTACCAATCCCACCAAAAAAACCAAAAGCACCAAAACTGAAACCAATTAAAAGACCACCAAGTAAAGCTTTACCTAGACCACCAGAACCAGATACTACAGGAACAAATTTAATATCAGATTTACCTATTGGAAAATGTAATTCATCTACATTTACATTTTCTTTACCCAACAACACTTGATAATATTTATTTGCCATATGGCTTTCTAATTCTGGAAAATTATTAACAAGAAAACTTACAGCTTGGGCTGTTGTATTTACACACGCTTCTAATTCTTTATGGCCTGTTACCTTTGCAAGTTCTCCATATAACTTTATTTTACGCAACATAACGATACCTGCCTCCTGTGCATTTAAAAAGCCATTCATTATATGGTTCTCTACAGCTTATCCTATCTGATAAATGATGCAAAATATCTCCATCTATAAAAATGCCTACATGATTTAGACCTTTTGTAAGAATACTCATTGCTAAAACATCACCATTTTCTAATTGTTCATTTGGTGCTAATAAACGAAATCCTGAATTAAGTAAATAATTATTAAAATCACCATCTTCTTTTGATCTTGGGTCTTCAATAAATTCTTCAGGTGTTAAAGGTCTTGTTGCTTTATTTATAACAATTCCTCTTTCTTCTAAATACCAATCAGTGACTAAAGCTAAACAATCAGTAACACCCCAAACCCAATGCCTACCCACTAAAGGTGGCTTGTAACCACTTGGCTCATAGTAACCCCATTGTTCTGTTTTTGGATTTACTATATGCCAAGGTAAATTTGTATCTTCGCAACTTACCATATCTGCCTGACTTGCAATAGGTTGTGTTGTTGGATGGCTATGAATTACAGCTAATATTTTTCCAGTATCTTCTGCTTTTGCATAATCAACAGGGTCAATAATAAAACATTGATTTGTCCAAGTTGAAAGATTTTTACACGGAAAATATTTTTCTTTTCCATTTATCCCTATTAATAAACCACAAGATTCTTTTGGATCTTGTTCTTTGGCATGAGCCAATGCAATATCTTTCCAGCTCATATACTTATTCGCCCAATACTAGGAAATTCTGTTCTTGTACACTGTCTTTTTGGTGCACGAACACCAATTAAATCAAAAGGAGCAGCTAATTCAAAAACAACAACTTCTCTTGTTTCTTGTGATTTTCTATCAATGAAATAAATTTCTTGAGGAAATTCAGCATTTGGATCTGGTGTGCCATAAGGGTTTACTCCTCCTGCAAAGTTAACAGC